ATTGCGCTGGTTAATCGAGGATAACTGTTATGCCTACTACACACTTTAGAAATGGTGTTTCCAACCAAGTTGCTGGAAACCCGCTATATGACTTTCCGTACCTGGACCCGTTCAAGTATGTGACTTATGCAAACGACTTCTTTACCTATCACGCTGATGAGTGGACTATTACCACCACTGAAGCTGGAACAGGAAGCGCTACCGAAGCATTGACTTCTGGTGCAGGTGGTTTGTTGCTTATCACAAACGCAGCTGGTGACAATGATCTTGACTTCTTGCAGCTTAAAGGCGAAGCCTTTACGTTCAGCGCTGGAAAGAACATGTTCTTCAAGGCTCGCCTAAAGGTAAGTGATGCGACTCAATCAGATTTTGTTATGGGGCTTGGTATCACTGATACAACGCCACTAGACACTACTGATGGTTTTTACTTCATCAAAGCTGATGGCGGAACTGGTCTTGATTTCAATATTGAGAAGAACAACGCTGTCACGGCTAATGAAGACATTCATGTAATGGCAAACGATACGTTTGTAACTATTGCTTTCCATTATGATCCAAATGGCGGCCAAGATGGCGCTGGAGCATTTAAGATCTTTGTTGATGACGCACAGGTAGCTTCGCAGCTTACCCTGACTAATGTGACTGACGATGAAGACCTAACTGTTTCTTTTGGTATTCAGAATGGTGAGGCTGCCGCTAAGACTATGACCATTGATTACATCCTGGCCTCTGTCGAGCGTTAAACCACTATTGGAGGCTTATCATGGGCACTAGATTTTCAGGCAGCGATGCTTCGGCCCTCTTTGTTGAGGCCGACACTAATGCTGCAGATGTTGCTTCAATAGGTGCAAACCAACAGCCAAATACCGCCCTTACTATCAATGGTACTGACGCTGATGGCGGTGCAGTATCTTTTACCAATGCTCGCCTGGTCACAGTAACAACTACTGGGACCGGTGATGCTGGTAAAACGATTCTGATTACAGGTACTGATATTGATGGCGCAGCTCAGACTGAAACCCTTACTATGCTTGGTTCTGCTACTACGGTAACCGGAACCAAGTATTTTAAGACTGTTACTGCGGGTGCGGTTAATACGCAGCCAGCAGCTAACATTTCAGTAGGAATGGCTAATAACGCCGCAGTCGCAATTTACGCTGGTAGAGCCAGGCTTCAGGGGACTTACATTGTTTGCTCTTCTGCAGCGGGTGTTTTGAATTTTCTCACAACATCTATTACCGGTGATTCGCAGTTAAAAATAGGTACGGTTGCAAGCGCTACCGTTTCCAGAGATATCACCGTCCCAGACGAGGGTATCTTATTTAAGGACGGTATTTATTTGCAGTATGACGTTACCACCTTCTCCAATATGACTGTATTCCATGCGTAATGGCTACCACGGATGATGTTAAGAGAAGCAAATCAGGAAGGCTCTCCTATAGGGGTGAGTCTTTTCCTGGTTACAACAAACAAGTAAGGACGCCAGGAGCCAGCAAAAAGTTTAAGGTTCTTGCCAAGAAAGGTGACCAGGTTAAGCTGGTTAGGTATGGCGATCCTAAAATGAAAATAAAATCAGACCAGCCAGCAAGAAAGAAGTCATTTCGCGCAAGGCATAACTGCGATGTGGTGCAGAAGAAGAAAGACGTTTTCGCACCTTCGTATTGGTCTTGCAAAAATTGGTGATAAGTTATGGGCTTCTTTGACGACCGACTAAAACAATTCAGACAGAAAGCTCCAATGATGGGCACCCTTGGTGGCCCAGGATATGGAGAATTTCCCCTGGGTTCTGCTGGCCCAAGAGTTGATCCAAGAGATCCAAGTTACAGACCACCCCCGCGACCAGGTGGCGGCAACGTAAACACTTTTAATCCTTTTAACAACCCCTTATTTAGCGACCCAGGACTGGGTGGTGAAGGTGGCCGTGGCGGTGATAACCTGCCCATATCCCCTGGCGGCAGCAGAAAGTTTGCCGAAGAAAACTATGGAAGAATAAAGAACCCATTCTCACAATTCGTTGATGGACTTGAACGCCGTGGCCCACAGTTACCGCCTACTATTCCTATTTTTCAGCCGCCTACCGGTGGAGGGATGGAGCGCGGTCCTGTAAACGGTGGAATTAACCCCGTTGTTGGCCAAAGGCCAGATGGTTCAGACATACGCTTGTTTGACAAAGACAGCCCTACTAGAGGAGGCCCTGGGCAAATTCCACCTATGTCCCCTCCAGGTCCAGGTGATGTAATTTTAGATGGCCCCTTCATGCCGCCAATGAGGACCATGGACTTTCAAGATGCTAACAATAATGGCATAGATGATCGTGATGAGAATACCCAAGTACCAAGACCACGGCTTCCTGGCGGTGGGAAAATACTTGAAGATATTTTTGGGAAAGGAAGAGATGATCCTTCCAGGAGACCGCCTAAGCTGCCACCTTTAAGGCCCCCAATGAGACCCCCCGAAAGCGGTGGGAGTGATGAGGGTTTGTTTGGCAATCAAAACAAGGCTGGTTATGACCGCATTCTATCCAACCTTTACCAGGACCAGTATAGGAACCAGGGTAGCCCTTACGCAGCTCAAGCTGACTATTTAATGAATCGTCCGGTTTTTGACCGAGGTGTCAGGACCGACAATCCCATGTTTACCTTCGAGAAGAAGGACGACCCCTTTGCCACAATGTCGTCTCAGCAGTATATCCGAGATGAGGCAGATGCTGCGGCCCTGGCTAACCAGCAGGCAGCCCAGGCGGAGCAAGAGCGTATTGCTGCAGAAGAGGCAGCGGCAGCGCAAGCAGCGGCTGATGCTAAGACTGCAGAAGAGGCGGCAATAGCTGCAGCTGAGCAAGAGCGTGTTGCTGCAGAAAAAGCAGCAGCCGAGGCAGCAGCCATAGCAGAAGCGGATCGTATTGCTGAAGAAGCGGCAGCGCAAGAACAAGCGGCAGCGGCAGCGGCAGCCCAAGAAGCGGCAGCAGCAGAAGCAGCGGCTGCACAGATGGCAGCAGAAGCAGAGTCTCAGCGCTTAGCTGAAGAAGCCGAAGCTCAAAGAATGGCTGACTTTCAGGCTAGAATTGACGCCATGGAAGGACGCTTTGGTGGGTTTGAAGGACGCTTTGGTGGGTTTGACCCTGCAGCTGTGCAAGAAAGAATTGCAGCAGCACAGGAAGCAGCCAGGGCGGCAGAAGAACAAGCAGCGGCTAACGCGGCGGTTGTATCTAACATAGACCCAGATATCCAGGAAAGAATCAACGCTCTCCAGGGAGAGTTTGGACGGTTTGGTAACTTTGATCCTGCGGCGATACAAGCCAGCATTGCAGCAGCGCAAGAAGCCGCAGCAAATAATGCGGCTGCCATTGAAAATACTCCAGCAGTAGACCCCGATTTGCAGGCACGAATTGATGCCATGCAAAACGAAGTTGGTGGCTTGGGACGGCGGTTCGAGGGCTTTGACCCTAGAAGCGTGCAGGCAAATATTGCTGCAGCAAGACAGGCTGCAGAAGACGCTAGAGCTAAGGCTGCGGCTAATGAGGCTGCGGTTGCTGCAGTACCTGAGTTTGACGCCAGTGATATCCAGGCAAGAATTGCAGAGTTGGGCGGAAGGTTTGGAAACCTGGGTGAAAGAGTTAATCGAATATCCGAGCGTGAGATCCCGCAGTTTGACGCAAGCTCTATTAATCAAAGAATAGATGCCCTGGCTAATCGTGAGATCCCACAGTTTGACGATAGTGCCATTCAACAAAGAATTTCAGAGCTAGGCGGAAGATTTGGAAACTTGGGTGAAAGGGTAAATAAGATATCTGAGCGTGAGATCCCACAGTTTGACGATAGCGCTATTCAACAAAGAATTCGTGAGCTAGGTGGAAGAGTAAACAATATCTCGGAGCGTGAGATCCCACAGTTTGACGCAAGCTCAATTAATCAGAGAATAGACGCCCTGGCTAATCGTGAGATCCCACAGTTTGACGACAGTGCTATTCAGGCAAGAATTAGAGACCTTGGCGGCAGAGTAAACACCATCTCTGAGCGGGAGATTCCCAGGTTTGATGATAGCGCTATTCAGTCAAGAATAGATGCCCTGGCTAATCGTGAGATCCCGCAGTTTGATGCGAGTGATATCCAAGCCAGAATCCGAGATCTTGGTGGAAGAGTTAATCAGATTTCTGAACGCGAGATTCCGCAGTTTGATGACAGTGCTATTCGCAGGCAGATAGAAAACCTGAGATCAACAATCCCAACCGGAATTCCAGCTGCTGAGGTTCCACCTATGCTACCTGGAACCGGCATAGTGCCAGGCGTTAAGATAAACACCGACACATTACCAGGCAACTTAACTGGAATTGGAGACGGGCGTGCAACCCCGCTGCCGAAGACAAGAACAAGGCAAACGGTTAAGACTCCACCGCCACCGACAAGAACAATTATGCCGGTTGCACCACAGCCACCGACAAGAACAATTATGCCGGTTAGACCTCCAGGGCGACCAATTTCAATTCCTACGGTGCCAAATCCACCTAAGAAAAAACTGCCACCTAAAAGGCGGACAGTGAAGACGCCACCGCCGCCCAAGAGGACTCCTATTAAAAGAGCTCCGGTGAAGACAGCGCCTCCTAAGAAGGCTCCAATTAAGCCTGTTAAGTCGGCTCCACCTAAGAAGACGACGACTAAGAGGCCGGCGCCAAGAGGTAGGGTTACTGATAAACGAACGAGACGAGGAAGATAATATGCCAAACGTAAATGGAAAAAAATTCCCGTACACCAAAGCGGGTAAAGCTGCAGCTAAGAAGGCTATGGGTATGAACATGGGCGGAGCTGCCACCAAAAACAAACGAGCTCCCTCAAGCAGCAACTGCGGTTTGTATGGAAGAGTGCAGGGCAAGATGGGCGGTGGTAAGATGAAGCCTATTGGAATGAAGGGCGGCGGTATGCCTAACATTGGAAAGAATAACCTGCGGAGACCCTAATGGCTGTTAGCGGAACTAAAACATTTGAGCTCGATGTAGCTGAGTATGTAGAGGAGGCCTTTGAAAGATGCGGCCTGGAGCTGCGTACTGGTTATGATCTCAAGTCCGCCAATCGGTCCCTTAACCTTATGTTGGCCGAGTGGGCAAATAGGGGATTAAACCAGTGGACCGTTGCCCAGAAAGCGCTACCTATGGTTGCCGACACGGTTCAGTATGACGTTGATGCTGTAAACCCAACCGCAACTATTGATGTGCTTGATGTCTTCATTAGAGAGACAATCGGCAGCCAGGTAACCGATGTGCCGCTTAGCAGGATGTCCAGGGCGGAATATTCTCACCTGGCAACTAAGTCAACAACTGGCAAGCCTAACCAGTTTTACGTCAACAAGACATTGAGCCCAACCATTACGGTTTGGCCTGCACCCGATCAGAGTGGGAAGTACACTGTGTACTGCAACGTACTATCCAGAATGGATGATGCGGGAGTCGGCGCCAATACTATGGATTTACCTTTCCGGTTCTACCCATGCCTGGCTGCTGGACTAGCGTATTATATGGCTATCAAGAAAGCGCCCGAAAAAGTAGGAATGCTCAAGCAGATGTATGAGGAAGAGTTTGATCGAGCACTATCGCAAGATGAAGAGCGTGCATCGTTTAGAATCGCCCCTGATCTGCGTGGGTATAACATTGCCTAATGGCGTTCGCATCTGACAGAAGAGCATACGGGATCTGTGACATCACAGGCTTTCGTTACAAGCTCAAAGACATGAAGAAGACCTGGGATGGTTTGCTGGTAGGTCCAGATCAGTGGAGCCCAAAGCACCCCCAGCTTATGAGAAAGCCTACCCCTATTGACCCCCAGGCTTTAAAAGAGTCGCGGCCAGATCCATCTTCGGACGGCCACGATAACACCGTGTTCACAATGTATACGAATGTGGGCGATGGTATTTTAGGTACAACTTTGCAAACATTTGCAATAAGTGCTAATGTAGGATCTGTGGAGGTAACTACATCATGAGCTTTACATTAGCGACTTTGAAGTCTACGGTTCAGGACTATTTGCAGGTAAATGAAACCACGTTTAATGATAACCTGGATGAATTTATCAGAGAGTCTGAGGATCGAATTTTTTCTATGGTTCAGCTGCCTGAGCAGCGCAAGAACGTCCAGGGGGTGGTCTCGCAGAACAACCGCTTCCTGGCTACACCTACAGACTTTTACGCGCCTTTTTCTTTGGCGGTTATTAAATCAAATGTGTATTCGTATTTGTTATTTAAGCACCCGTCATTTATTAAAGAGTATAGCCCCAATTCAACTGTTACTGGAACGCCCAAGTATTACAGCCTGTTTGATGACAGCGCATTTGAACTTTCACCGGTTCCTGATGCGGCAGATACAATCGAGCTACACTACTTGTATAAGCCAGCTTCTTTGACTCAAGGTGCCGAATCAGGCACTACGATATTGTCAACGAAATATAGCGATGCGTTGTTGTACGGTACTTTAGTTGAGGCAGCAGTTTTCTTAAAAGAGACTCCCGATGTAGTAGCCACCTTTGAGACCAGGTTTAAAGAAGCCTTAGCTCGCATGAAGAATGTGAGTGAGGGCCGAGAGACCAGGGATGAATATAGGTATGACTTACTACGCACGGGTGTCACTTAATGGAAAGAATAAAAGAACTTAAAGGTAAGAAAATTGCAATACTCGGACTAGGCGCTTCACAGATTGATTTTGTGATTGGCCTGGAGAACTCTAAAGAATGGGATGAGGTTTGGGTTATTAACTCAGCTTTAGCCGCATTTAATTATGATAGAGTTTTTATGATGGATCCTCCTACCAGGTATCTGGATTCTGAGGATGCAGGCAATCAGACTGATGTAATGCGTAAGCTGTTACCTTTAGTGACAAAGCCAATTTACTCCTGCGTCCTGGACGAGAGAGTACCTGCCATTGTTGAATATCCTTTAGCTGAAGTAGCCACCTCAGCAAAATGCGCCTACTTGAACACCACCGCTGCCTATGCCATTGCATTTGGTTTGTGGAACAAGGTTGGCCAGATGGACCTATTTGGCATGGACTTTAGTTATAAAGAGAACATTCACTTTGCTGAGGCAGGAAGAGCCTGCCTGGAGTTTTGGATATCTAAGTGCATATCTGAGGGAATCGCTATAGGCGCCTCACCCAGGTCAACGCTTCTGGATAGCAATGTCCCTATTACTGAAAGGCTGTACGGCTATCACCGGCTGGATGATCCCATGGTTGCTATGCCTAGCCCAGATGGAGAGTGGGTGTTATGCCCAAGATCCATGCTGCCTGGCATGATTAAAAAGCACGACCTGGAAACCATAGAAATGCCTAAAGCACCGGAGCCATATAAAGGATGATTAAGGATACCATTGGTTTAAATATGGGGCAGATCACGGTTGAAACGACTAGCAACCGTGGTCATGCCCCTGAGTTTTGGGCTGAGCAGACTACAAATAGAATTTGTGGTATATCTGAGCAGGCGTCTCCTCATATAAAAGAACAGGCGTTTGCTTTCCGAAACGCAGTTTATAATGTAATATTAACAGGCATGAGAAGCGCAATCGCTTCGGATCGTGTTACAGTGTCCAATAAACTAGAAGAAATTGGCCACGGTGACGTTGCCAAATTTTTAAAGGAGCTGTGACGATGGCTATATCTTCAGCAATATGTACGTCTTTCAAGCAAGAGCTGCTTGTGGGTACGCACAATTTTACTAACGGGGCTAACAGTTTTAAGTTAGCGCTATACTCTTCTTCGGCTAACCTGGGCGCGGCTACAACCGCCTTTACTACAACAGGCCAGGCTAGTGGGACTAACTACTCCTCCGGTGGATCTGCGCTTACTAACGTAACGCCATTCGCTACAGGCACTACTGCCGTGTGTGATTTTAACGATCTCACTTTTAGCAATGCCACAATTACCGCCAGGGGCTGCTTGATTTATAACGATACTCAATCAGATAAAGCTGTTTGTGCTGTGGACTTTGGTGGAGATAAAACCTCCACTGCTGGAGACTTTACTGTTGTCTTCCCAACGCCAACAGCAACAGGCGCGATCATTCGACTAGCGTGATAGCTGATGCCGCTATCAAAGATAGAGTTTCAGCCTGGCATAAATAAAGAAGCCACCGACTACAGCGCTCAAGGCGGCTGGGTTGATGGCAATCTTGTGCGATTTAGAAAGGCTCGTGTTGAGAAAGTAGGCGGCTGGCAACAGCTTGGCCAGAATTACTTTCTTGGTTTAGGCCGTGCGCTGCATAGCTGGATCTCCCTGGGCGGCACCAGGTTCCTAGGAATAGGGACCACCTGGAAATACTATATTGAAGAAGGTGACGCTTACAATGACGTTACCCCCATTCGCCTGGTTACTTCTGCCGGTGATGTAACCTTCGCAGCCTCCAATGGCTCCTCTGCTATTACCATTACAGATACTGCCCACGGGGCGGTGACAAATGACTTTGTTACCTTTAGTGGCGCAGCCTCTTTAGGCGGCAACGTAACTGCTGCCGTTCTTAACCAGGAATATCAGATCGCCCTGGTAACCACCGCCAACGCTTATACGATAGTCGCAAAAGATACCAGCGGCACTACTGTTACAGCAAATGCCAGTGACTCTGGCAATGGCGGATCTAGTACCGTGGGCACCTATCAAATAAACGTGGGCTTGGATACATATGTAACCAGCACAGGTTGGGGTATCGGGACCTGGGGCAATGGCGCCTATGGTTCGGCTAACGCCATATCTGCAGTGAATCAGCTGAGACTATGGACGCACGATAACTTTGGTGAGAACTTAATAATAAACCCCAGGGGCGCAGGCATATACCGCTGGGTAGAGAATAACGGCGTTACCGTTGAAGCGAAAAATCTTTCCACTGTCAGCGGTGCTAACCAGGTTCCAACTGTTGGGCTGCAGGTTATCACCTCAGAGACAGACCGGCACTTGGTAGTCCTTGGCTGCGATCCTGTTAGTGGCAGCACCAGGACCGGCGTTATTGATCCCATGTTAGTGGCGTTCTCTGCGTCAGAGAATGAGTTGGAGTTTGAGCCCCTGCCAACCAACTCGGCAGGTGATGTGAGATTGAGCTCTGGTTCCTTCATTGTCGGCGGATTAAAGTCCAGGCAGGAGATCCTTATCTGGACTGACACTAGCCTGTACAGCATGAACTTTATAGGGCCGCCATTGACGTTTGCGGTCAACCTGGTCAATGAGGGTGCAGGATTGATTGGACCCAAGGCTGCAGTAAATGCGCCGAGTGGGGTATTTTTTGCGTCGAAGACAGGATTCTATGTATATACAGGTGCAGTTAAGAAACTGCCTTGCAGCGTGCAGGAATATGTATTTGAGGACCTGGACCTGGAGCAGGCGTTTAAATGCCACATGGGTTTAAACTCTGAGTTTGGTGAGATGTGGTTCTTCTACCCATCAAAAGAAGATGGCACTGGAGAGATCAGCAGGTACGTTATTTTTAATTACGAAGAGAACACCTGGTCTATTGGTTCCCTGGTCAGATACTCCTGGCTAGATGCAGGCATTGAAGACCTTCCCTTGTCTGCGGCGCAGTGGTATGGACAGAGCCTGGTGTTTGAGCATGAGACTGGCTATAACGATAACAACACAGCAATGACCAATGTGTTTGTGGAATCGGGTGATACCGCGATTGGTGACGGAGAGAACTTCTCCTTTGTGAAGCAGATCATACCTGACGTTGCTTTCATTAGTGATGGCACCTCAAGCAATAACCCCGCAATGAATATAGTGTTGAAAAGCAGGGACTACCCTGGTCAAGATTTAACCACTAATTCCACCACCCAGGTTACTGAAACGTCCACATACAATAACGTCAGAAGCCGCTCTCGGCAGTTGGTATTTAGGTTTGAGTCAGATGACGACTCTGCATCTAACAATCAACTTGGATACAAGTGGAGGCTGGGCTCGACCAGGATTGACATTCAACCAAGTGGTCGTCGAGCGTGAGTAGGTTGCTGGAGACCAGGCTACCCCTGGCTATTGGCGGAACTGGCTCGGAAGTTGATGTTGAAACATTCAACCGTTTGGTGCGAGTGTTAGAAATAAATCTCGGTTCTGTCGATTTTACAATATCCCCACACTTTAACTCAACACAAATTAGTACCCTTCAGTTTGCAACGGGTGCTATAATCTTTAATACAACTAACCAAATACACCAGGCTTTTGATGGAAATGCTTTGCGAGACTTGTATTCCCACCAGACCTATCCAGCTGGTCAGGCAATAAATTCCGGCTTGGGAACTGTAACGGTGAACACGCCATGAATATGAAATTAGAAGACCAGTTATTTGCCAGCCTTGAGGCTCAACCCATGAATATGGGTGGGCCCGTTATGAGGATGCAGGAGGGCGGCTCAGTGCCATCCGCTGAGCAAATGGCCTTAATGAGCCAGGCCCAAGAAGCGGTCATGGAACAAGAAGCTAGTCAAGATCCTAATGCCGACATTGCAGCAGCCATCGAAGAGATGATGATGCAAGCCCAGGCGACAGACGACCCCACTGAACGAAGAACTTACGAACACTTGGCTGAAGCCGCTATGGTTGGAGCAAATGCTCCCATGGCTGAGCAGGCTATTGCTTTGGCTGCGGAAGGTCGTGGCGATGATACTGCCCTGGCTCACCTCCGACCAGGTGAGGTGGTTCTTCCCCCTGAAGCATTCGAGGATGAAAACTTTGAGCGTGCTGTACAGCAGCGGTTTGAAGAATTAGACATTGACCCGCACCAGGCTGTTGTTGGTTTAGGCATTGCCTCATTAAACCCAATTACTGGCCTGGAAGAATTTGGCTTCTTTAAGAAGATAGCTAAGGGTGTTAAGAAGGTTGTTAAGAAAGTCGTTAAGCCCCTGGCTAAAGTGGCTCAGTTTATACCTGGTCCCTGGCAGCCTATCGCCGCATTGGCAAACAAGGCATTCACTGTCTATGACGTAGCTAAGGGTAACATTAGTCCGCTTAACCTTTTAACTGTTGCAGGTCCTGCAGCAACAGGCGGCAGTATTGGATCTAATATATCTAATATAACCAAGGCCGGTGGCGGCAGCTTTATGAGCGGCATTGGCGCAGGTCTTAGCGGG